CTTGTAAATTCGACCCACAACATGTAGTTTGTCGTCCATCGTTTAGACTACGGCGGGCGACATGCGGCTGATCGAGGACTGCGGAGCGGTACTGAAACGAGCCTGGAGCGTTCGCCTGGCTCTCCTCACAGGCGTCCTCTCGGCCCTCGAACTGCTCGTCGCCGTTTTCGCCGGGCCCCTCACCGAGAAGCTGCCGCCCGGCACGTTCGCGACTTTGGCGATCCTGACGTCGGTCGCGGCGGCCGTCGCCCGGATCATTCCGCAACGGAACCTCGAACCATGACAGCCTTCCGCAGTCGCCTCACCGGCCCGAAAGGCGCGCTCACCGCGCTCGGTGTCTCCGTCGTCGCTTTCCTCGGCACATGGGAGGGGCTTCGGTACAACGCCTACCAGGACATCGTCGGTGTCTGGACGATCTGCTATGGCGAGACCAAGGGTGTGAAGCCAGGCGACAAGGCGACCAAGGCCGAATGCGACACGCAGCTTCTTCACACGCTCGCCAACGATTACGAGCCGGGCGTCGCCAAGTGCATTGGCTACCAGCGCGCCACCGAAGTGCCGAACGGCCTGTATCTGTCGATGGTCGAAGGCGCCTATAATTACGGCGTCGGCGCATTCTGCAAATCGACCGCCGCGCAGCGTGTGCGCGAAGGCGACTTCGCCGGCGCGTGCGAAGCGTTGACCTGGTTCAACAAGGCCGGCGGCAGTGTGGTTCGTGGTCTCGTGAACCGGCGCAAGGCCGCCCATGAGATTTGCCGCGGCGATCTTCCCGGCATCGAGCCGAAGAAGCTGACGCGCAGCCGCACCGCGCTCGACGTCGCTCCCGTGAAGCCGCAGGCCATCAAGACCTGCGTCCTGTTCTGGTGCTGGTGATGGATTACGCTTTCAGCCTCATCTTCGGCAATTTGCCTCTTTGGGTGCAGATCCTGATCCTGCTCGCGGTCGGCGGCGCCGTGCTCGGGCTGGTCCGGCTTTACGTCGGAAGCTGGCAGCTTGCCGCCTCGGCAGCATTCGGCGCCGTGGTCGTTCTTCTCGCCGCGATGATGCGGGGTAAAGCCTACGCGAAGGGTGTCGCCGCCGAGCAGAAGGCCGCACGCAAGGCCGCCGAGAAGCGGGCCGTGCAGCGCGAGAAGACCGTCGACAAGGTCAAATCCCTGCCGCGCGACCAGCTTGAGAAGAAGGCCAGCCGATGGGTGAAGCCCGATGCATAGCCGCCTCATCCTTGTAATCGGCCTTGCGCTCGCCGTCGTCGGATGTGCGAGCCTGAAGCGCGCCGGAGCACCCGACGAGGAGTGCCGCGGACGCGATCCGATTCCGCTCACCTCGACCGACGTGAAAGTCATGTCGACGCCCGCTTTGCAGGGCGTAACGGCGCACAACGAAAACCTCGAACGCGAATGCAACGCGAAGGCGCCAAACTGAGATGGTCGGTCCGGTCGATTGGCAGCAGCTTGCGTGGATCGTCAGCCTCATGCTTGGCGCTATCGGAATCACGTTCAGTGCGTTCTTCGTCATCTATCGGCTGATCGTCTCGGAAGGCGACAAATCCCGCGCGGGGGTCACAGCCCTGAAGGACGAAATCGTCGACCAAATCGCCGGTATCGAACGTGACATCGAAAGCCGCATTTCCACCCTGGCGATGAAAGTCAGCAAAGCGCAGATCGACCAGCAGGAGCTGGCCCGCCACATCGCAGAAAATTATGTGATGAAGGACAGCCTAAAAGAGGTTCTTGAGGGCAACCGCGAAATTCGCGAGAGCATCACGGCACTTCACGGACGTCTGGACGACGTTCTGAAGATCGCGTTGACCGGCGTCGCGGGAGTGCCGACGTCAAGGCGCCGCTCGGCGGGCTGACATGCCGAAGCCGAACACCATCAACCCACAGACCGGAAAGCGACACGATTTCGTCGACCCGCGCCAGAACGATCTTGCCCGCGAGCGCGAGGCCCGGGCGCTCGACCGCGAACTGGCCGTCGTCATGCGCAAGAAGCGCGCGATCGAGGCACACGATGATCTGCTGAAATACACGATGTTCACGATGCCGGACCCGACCGCGCCGGAGGACATCTCGAAATCCAAATACGAAGTCGCGCTGGTTCACGAAAAGGTCGGCGAGGCGCTCACCGCCTTCGTCAACGGCGAGTTGAAGCACGAGGACGGCACCGTCTGTACGCAGCTTATTTTCTGCATGCCGCCACGGCACGGAAAAACAGAGCTTGCGACAAAGCGGCTCGCGGCGTGGGTCTCGGGGCGCTTCCCGCAGTGGGACATCGGTGTCGCGACCTATTCCGACACGATGGCCGAAGACATCGGCGGCGATGTCCGCGCGACGCTCATTGGAGCGCAGCACCGGCAGGTCTTTGCCGATTATCGGCTGCGGCGCGGCGGCAGCTCCAAGACGAACATCCAGACCGAGGAAGGTGGGCGTCTCATCTTCGTCGGCCGCGGCGGCGCCCTCACCGGCCGAGGCATGAACCTCGGCATCGGCGACGACCTGTTCAAGGACCACGAGGAAGCGCGATCACAGGCGATCCGCGACCAGGCGTGGAACTGGTTCACCAAGGTCTTTATGACCCGCCGCATGGGCAAGAAGCTCGTCATGCTGACGATGACGCGCTGGCACTCCGACGACATCATCGGCCGCATCACGGATCCGGAAAACCCGCACTACAACGCCGTCGAGGCGAAGCGCTGGAAGATCATCCGGCTCCCGGCCATCGCCGAGGAAGACGACCCGCTCGGCCGCGATGTCGGCGAGGCGCTTTGGCCGGACGGTCCGAGCAAATACGATCTCGACTTCCTGCAAAGCCAGCAGCGCCTTGACCCGCTCGGCTTCTCGGCGCTCTACCAGCAGAGCCCGACCGTCGCCGACGGCGTTCTGTTCAAGCGCGAGAGCATCCAGCGGTATCGGCTTTCGGACCTTCCGGAAGAGCTCCGCTATTACTGTTCGAGTGACCACGCGGTTGGCCTGAAGCAGCGTAATGACAGATCATGCTTCCTGAAAGTCGGCGTCGACCGGCAGGACAACATCTACGTCCTTGAATGCGATTGGCGCCGGATGCCGACCGACGTTGCGGTCGAATCCATGCTCGGGATGGCAGGCGGCAAAATGCGCCCGCTGCTCTGGTGGGCGGAAAAAGGCCACATCTCGAAGTCGATCGGGCCATTCCTCCGGAAGCGGATGACCGAGACCGGCACCTATATCAATCTCGTCGAGGTGACACCGTCGACCGACAAGGAAGCCCGCGCGCAGTCGATCGCCGCGCGCGTCGCGATGGGCAAGGTCTATTTCCCGCTCGGCCCTTCATGGGCCGACCGCGCGATCGAGGAGCTTCTTGCCTTCCCGAACGGCACTTTCGACGACTTCGTCGACGCGCTTTCGTGGATCGGTCTCGGGCTCCAGTACCAATTCGGTCCGAGGAAATCGGCCAAGAAGAAAGCCAGCGAGCCGGAATTCGGCACGCTGGAGTGGGTCAAGAAGAACGAATCGTGGGAGCGCCGGCGTGACGCCGCGCGCCGCTTAGGCAGCCTTTAACGCGCCCGGGATGTATTCTTTGTCGTCCGTGCTATGATGCGACAGAAGACAGCCGCCGGCAGGAGACGGGTTTATGGACTTCGCAGATGAACTTGGCGCTCCTGAAGGGCAGCTCTCGGACCCGCCGCCGGATAACGAGGCGGCTGAAAACACGCCTGCGGAGCAGCTTGCTCTCGTAAAGAAGATCCAGGACACCATCCGGCTCGACAAGCGGCACCACGACGGAGCCTTCAAGCAGATGCGCCGCGATATGTTTATCGCGAAGCATGGGCGCGTTCCGGAATACGACAAGAATAAGTACACGGCGAACATCATCGGCCGCCTCGTCAAGATGAAGACAGCGAGCCTTTACGCGAAAAACCCGAAAGCCGTTGCGCGCCGCAAGGAATCCCTCGACTTCACCACTTGGGATGAAGATCCCGCCTCGCTTCAGATGGCGATGCAAACGTCATTGACGCTCGGTCCGCAAGTTCAGGTAGCAGCACAGGCGCCGACGGCGCCTTCGGTCGACCCGGCAACCGGAGCCGTCGTGCCGGCCCCCGAGGTCGTGGACCCGCAGATGGTCGCGATGCTCGAAGAAGCGACGGCGATCATTCAGGACTACCGGCAGGGCATGCAGCGGCGGAAGCAGCTTGCGAAGCTCGGCAAGACGCTGGAAATCCTTTTCTCCCACGCACTGCGAGAGCAGAAGCCGGTCGATTTCAAGACCGGCGCCAAGCAGATGGTACGCCGCGCCTGTACAACGGGCGTCGGCTATGTCGAACTCGGCTTCCAGCGTGAAACCGGGCCGCGCCCGGCCACCACCGAGCGCCTGGCCGATGCACGAGCTCGCCTCGCGCATCTTCAGAACCTCGTGCAGAAGGCCGGTGAAGGTGAAATCGAGCAGGACGATCCCGAGATTGCCGAGCTTGAAGCCTCGATCCAGTCGCTTATCGCAGAGCCCGAGATCGTCTTGCGGGAGGGTCTTATCTTCGACTTCCCGCAGTCGACCAAGGTCATCCCCGACCGGATGACGCGGCAGATCGTCGGTTTCGTGGGCGCGCGGCACCTCACCCTCGAATACCTGTTCACCCCTGACGAAGTGCAGGAGATGTTCAAGGCCGACGTCAAGAACAGCTACACCGGCTATCAGATGTCCGGTCTGGCAGCGTCCGACAATTCCGCGAACACCGTTCCCGACGATGTCGACAGCGCCGACCCCGAAGTCGAGGCGAAGCCGACGAAGAACACGGGCGGCCTCGTTCTGGTGTGGAAGCACTACGACAAGACGTCCGGCCTCGTTTATTACGTCGCGGACGGCCACCCGAAATTTCTCCGCGAGCCGGCGGCACCAGATGTATTCGTCGAGGACTTCTGGCCGGTGTACGCACTGACCTTCAATGCGATGGAGAGCGAAGACGAGCTCTTCCCACCGTCCGACGTCCAGCTCCTGACCGACATGCAGATGGAGCACAACCGCTCGCGGCAGGGAAAGCGCGATCACCGCTACGCCGCGCAGCCGCGATGGGCCGCCTCGAAAGGCGCGCTCGGCGAGGAGGATGCGAAAGAACTCGAAGACGTGAAGCCGTTCGAGACCAAGTTCCTCGACATCGGCCCCGACACGAAGCTGTCCGACATCTTGCAGTCCTTCCCGGTCCCCGGTGTCGACCCCAACCTGTATTCGACCGAGGAGTTCTTCTCGGACGCGCAGGTCGTCGTCGGAGCGCAGGAAGCGCAGCTCGGCGGTCTTGCCAAGGCCACCGCAACCGAAAGCGCGATCGCGGCCAACTCGACCGCAGCAGGCGACAGCTCCAGCGTCGACGATCTCGACGCCTTCCTGACGGTCGTTGCGCGCGCATCCGGCCAGATCATGCTGCGTGAAATGTCCGAAGAGCAGGTCAAGACCATCGTCGGTGTCGGCGCTTTCTGGCCGGAGATGACCTTGGCCGAGATCGCGTCCGAAGTGTTCCTTGAAGTCGAGGCAGGCTCGTCGGGCAAACCCAACCAGGCCATCGAGATCGACAACTGGAAGAACATGGCGCCGATCCTCCAGCAGACACCCGGCGTCAACCCGAACTGGTTTGCGCGCGAGACTGTGCGCCGTCTGGACGACCGCATCGACCTTACGGAGGCCGTCACCGAGGGCATGCCATCGATGGTTGCTCAGAACGCACTCATGCGCCCTACCGGGGCGACACCTGAGAGCGATCCCGCTTCGCAAGGTGCCAATGGCGCTCAAAACGCGCCGGCGCCGGATGGCGGCGAAGGCGGAAGCGGCCCCGCATTTGGGTCAAACCAGACCTAGTTTGTATGCTGTATGTCGTCTATCTTGAGTTTCCCCCGATTTTGGAATACGATTTCCGCATCAAGAGGGCCAAATGGATCCGAATGACCTGGACGTAGAAGAGATGGAGCCGTCGTCGTCCAACGGCACCGACACCCTGGACGTAACGGATGCAACGCCGAAAGACGGTGCCGCCGAAGCCGAGCAGTCGTCCACCTCGACCGATGACGTAACCGAGACCAGTGAGCTTTACGATGTCGTCCGCGATGTGGTCGACAAGCGCAAGGATCCTGCCGAGGCGGCCTCGTCAGCCGAAGGTGAAGAGGGCCAGCAGGAAGATGCCGGTTCTTCTGCCGAGGGCGAACAGGGATCCGACGATTATGCGGACGTCCCTTTCGGAAAGCATCCGCGCTTCAAACAGCTTCTGAATGAGCGCAACAGCTTCAAGGCCGATGCCGAGCGATACCAGAGCGTCGTTACGTTCATGGATCGCAACAGCCTCTCGTCCGAGGACGCTGCCAATTCTTTGGTGATCGCTGGTCTCATCAAGACCAATCCGCCGAAGGCTTGGGAGATGCTCAAGCCGATCGTTCAAGGACTTCTCGAAGCTGCCGGCGAGGTGCTGCCAGCCGAGCTCAAAGCCAGGGTCGAAGCGGGTGAAATGACCCGCGAAGCCGCACTGGATGTGAGCCGGTCGAATGCTCGGGTCCGCGCAGTTGAGACGAACCAGACATTCGAGCAGCAGCGCTCTCAGCGAGAGCAGCAACAGCAGAATGCGGACAGTCTCAAGACGGAAGCTTCCCGGTGGGAGACCGAGCGGACGCAGCGGGATCCGAACTTCGCCACCAAGACGGCTGCTCTTCACCGAGAGGTCGCCTGGCTTCAGAAGACGGAAGGTGTACCGACGACGCCGCAGGGCGTTCGGGAGCAGCTCGACAAAGCCTATAAGGCCGTCAACGCAGCTCTCCCGCCGGCTCGCCAAGCCCCCGCTCCTCGACCAGCCGCGCGCCCGATCGTTTCGAGCAACCAAAGCGCTCCCAAGGCTGATCCGAAGCCGCCAGCTTCGACGCTCGACATTGTCGATAGCGTCCTCGCCAAGCGTCGGTCTGCCTGAACGAACCAGGGTTCAGTACAATGGGTTTCACTCCTTCTGAGCTTGCCGACATCAACAACGGCTCGCTCGCAAATTACATCGACAAGGGCAAGGTCTGGAAGCAGAACGTCGCGAACAAGCCGATGCTGGAGGCGTTCAACGCCGCAGCAGGCAAGTTCTCCGGCGGTAAGCTCGAAGTCTCGTTCGCGGTCAAGTCCGGCCAGGGCGGTGGCGCCCTCGAAGGCTACACCGGGGACGACCAGGTCAGCTACTACAACCCCACCGGCCGCAAGCGTGCTTACTTCTCCTGGAAGGAGCACCACATCGGTATGGTCTTGACGCACACCGAACTCAAGATCGACGGCATCGACGTCGTGGAAGAGGGTTCCGATCAGGCCACCCGCGAAATGGACGGGCGCGAGAAGCACGCGCTGGTCAACCTGCTCGACGAAAAGAACGACGATCTCGGCGAAGACTATGCCTTCAGCCTCGATCGGCTTCTGCACGGCGACGGCTCGACGGACCCGAAGGCAATTGCCGGTATCGGGTCCATCCTTCTGTCCGTTCCGACTGTCGGCACGACCGGCGGAATCAACCGTGTGGCGAACCCGTTCTGGCAGAACCGCGCGGCTACGGCTGCGTTTGGCTCGGCTGGCGGTCAGGGCGCGATCACGTCGGCCAGCACCGGCGGTGGCACGCTCATCACGTTCATGGACAAGGAGCAGCGCATGCGCTCCAAGTACAAGAACGGTTCGACGAAGGTCCGCTATTTCTGCGGCTCGGACTTCATCGACGCCTACAAGGCAGAGCTCCGCGCGAACGGCTATTACAGCCAGACCGGATGGACCGGACGCAAGCCGGACGGCTCGATGGAAGATCCGAACCACGGCGGCCTCCCGCTCGAATGGGATCCGACGATGGACGATCTCGGCCTTTCGAAGCGTTGCTACGCGATCGACATGGGCCGCACCGGGCTCCGGCTGCTCTACATGGACGGCCAGCGCATGAAGAAGCACAACCCTGCGCGTCCTTACGACCGCTACGTGATGTATAACGGCATCACCATGACGGGCGTGCTCATCGCAAAGCAGCTCAACACGTCTGGTGTCTACGACATCGCGTAACCACTGAACCCCGGGGCGCTTCGGCGCCCCGCCCTTTCGTTTTTCATTTGAGGAGACACCTACAATGGGTCTCGTTTCTGCTCCCGCTTTCAACCTGGCAGTCGCGGTCGCTTCGCCGGCCGGCACAGTCACGGTTGCGTACCCGGCCGGGCTTGCCCAGGCCGACTTCACCGGCGACAACGCCTCGGGCCTCGCTGTCGTCGTGGTCAATGACAACGACGTCTACAAGGAAGTCGACGACAAGGTCGACGTTTCCTACGGCGGCTCGAATATCACCCTGACGAACAAGTCGGGCTCGACCTGGCCTGCCGGCGCGAAGGTGCTCGCCGGCTTTGCTCGCGCCGAGCCGATCGACGAGTTCATCCAGGCCGACGCGATTGCCAATGTTGGCGGCACCCTGACCGGGGCCGTCGACGGCACGATGGCCGACTGCGGCGGAACTTACACCGCTGCCGAGGTCAACCTGAACTTCAAAGAGTTGCAGGCGAAGGTCAACGCGATCCTGACCGGGCTTCGCAGCGCCGGCGTCCTCGCCTCGTCGTAACAACGCGGGCGGGGCTCCGGCCCCGCTTGCTCCCGTTTATTCTCTGGAGGCGTCTATGGACACCGCGAACATCCTTCTCAATCTTGCCGGGGACCGCGGCAACACAGTCCCGAAATTCGCAGTTACGGCAGCCGAAATCGCCGTTCTGCGCGCGATCCACGGCGAGGACGCCGTGACCGAAATTGAAGTCGTCGGCTCTGTCGAGCGGACGCACCGCACCGAGCGAAACCGTCTCGCCGAACTCTACGGCCGCAAGGTCGAAGGAAAGTCGAGTGCCGGCGTTGTCGACGAACTCTTCCCGGGTGCTGCGGCGCGCGTCTTCGAGACGGTGGCCGAGCTCGAAATCCCGGAAACCTTCTTCAAAGCCGAGCGTCGCGTCTCGGCGCAGCGCCCCGCACCGCAGCCTGCTCCGGAGCAGATCGCCCCACCGGCCGAATCTGACGAAGGGAGTGGAGACGACGGCGACGGCATCGACGACATCAAGGATGAGCACACCAAGCCGGATGAGGAAAACGGCGGTCCGGAGCCGCAGAACGGCGGCTCCGATGACGGGCAGCAGAATTCCGGCTCTCTTTTCGGCTGATTGAACCATGCGTGGCACCACACTCGTGAAGCTGCTTGACGACCTGCGGGCGGAAACCCGCGTGTCGTTGAACCCTGCGCACAACGCGCAGGTCCGCGACTCTCAGGTCAAGCGGCTTCAGAGTGTGCAAGAGCGCATGTGGGACGACTTCGACTGGCCGCATCTGCGCGTCGAGCGCCAGTTCGACACGCAGGCGGGCCAGCGTTATTACGCCCCACCCTCCGACATGACGGTCGACCGCATCGGTCGCGTCGAGATTTACGCCGACGGCCGCTGGCAACCCGTGCTGCCGAACATCGGCAGCGAGCATTACAGCGCCTACAATTCGGATCTTGACGAGCGTGCATGGCCGCCCCGCCGGTGGCAAATCCACGAAGACGGCACGATCGAGCTTTGGCCGATCCCGGAGTTGAACGCGGACCCGGAAACGCTCGAAGGTCGGGTGAAGCTCACCGGGATCCGCAATCTCCGGCCGCTGGTCAATGACGGTGATGTCGCCGATCTCGACGACCGCACGATCGTTCTATACGCCGCCGGCGAGTTGCTCGCGGGTGCCGGCGCCAAGGACGCACAGCTCAAGCTCCAGGCCGCGTCAAAACGCGAAGCCAAGCTGCGCGGCCAGCTCTCCCCGCGCCGGACGGTCAAAATGTTCGGCCTCGGAAAGAGCACAACGCCGCGCAGGTTCGCGCCGCACTATCGACCCCCCGAGGGCTGACCGTGGGGCAAATCTGGAACAAAGAATTTATCGGCGGGTTGGATTCTCGGCGCATGCCGGAATGCGCGGCAGGCGGCACGCTGATCGAAGCGGTCGACGGGCACATCACGAACGGCGGCGAGTTCGAGCAGCGTGCCGCCTTCGTCGAGGTCGCGGAACTCCCGCTGGAGACCGTCGGGCTGGCGGCGGGAAGCGCGGGCCTCGTCACATTTGGCAGCGCCGAGCCTCCGGAAATGCCAGCCGGATACGCCTACCAGCAGCTTCAGAGCCCCACCAGCGAAGAGGTGGAGCTGATCCGCGTTCCGTCGACCGATCTTTACGCCGGCACCATGTACGCAGTCGGCCAGTTCGCGGACGGCAGCACGCATCACTTCTACGACGGCGTCGCCGTCGAGGACTGGTATGACGGCAAGGCGCGTGCATCGTTTCGCGTGACAGCCGGGGCGAGCGGGTCCGAGCTGACCACCCTCGCGGTCGACGGCATCTCCATCATCGCAGGCGGTGGCGTGGACTGGACGACAAGCCATTTTGCGACAGCTCAGGCCATCGCATCGGCTATCAACTCGCACACCTCCTCACCGAACTACACGGCGACAGCGTTCGAGGATCAGGTGACGATCATTGCGCCGGCGGGCGTCGCAGCCAACGGGCGAACGGTCGCCTACACGGTCGGTGGCACGCTCGCGCTTTCACCTGCAAGCGGCTTCGCGCTGGCCGGGGGTTCAGACGAAGAAACATTCACGCCGGGTAACTTTGTCCGCACAGTCGGCGCCAAGATGTATGCGCTTTCTGGCTCGGCGATGCATTTCTCGGGGATCCAGCAGCCGACGCAATGGACGACGGACGCCGTCGGTGCCGGCTTCATCGATATGTCGACCCACGCGGCTGGCTCCGAGCAGCTTCAGGCCGTCGCGAAATATCAGAACCTGCTTGCGATCTTCGCGAAGAAGAACATCCAGATTTGGTACGTCGACCCCGATCCGACGCTTAACAAGCAGTCGCAGGTTCTGAACAATACCGGGACGTCGAGCCCACGTTCTGTCACGCAGTTCGGCGACAACGATCTCTACTATCTGGCGAAGAGCGGCCTTCGTTCGCTGCGCGCCCGAGATTCGTCGAACGCTGCTGCGACGGCCGACATCGGAATTCCCGTCGACACGCTCGTCACCGATCTCATCGCGACCCTAAGCATCGATGATCGCACAAACCGTGTCTTCGGCCTTATCGAGCCGGTCGGCGGGCGCTTCTGGCTCATCATTCTCAACAAGGTTTTCGTGTTCAGCTATTTCCCGGGCTCGAAGGTGAGCGCCTGGACGATGTACCAGCTCGAATTCGACGTCGACGACGTCGCGGTCTTTGATGA